TAACTGAAAAGCATCATCTATCCACAAAACAGGCTGTTTATCACATCTACTCCAGTATTTATCTGATGGGTTCAAACACAACGTCTTTTCTCCTTCAAAGTCAATTTGACCTTTCAAAATCAATAGCGTTGACATTTCTTCCACGATAAAGGATTTACCTATACCTGGAGCACCATCAATCCATACTCCAAACGTTTCTCGTCTAACATTACCATTCTTTCCATTCATAACACAGGAAGAATGCAATCTATTGATAGCATTCAATTGACGCATCAACACAGCATTATTCACAGTATTTGTTGTTTTAGAAATCACACTTTTAGCAATCAACTCACCAATCATATGCGCCAAAAACACTCTATCACTCAAATATGTATCACCCAAAATTTTGGTAGACATGCCGGGACTCGTTAAATACGACACTTCATTACACCACGTTTTAATAAACGTACCATTATAAACCATCATAGATTCGGGGTCTTTTTCTTGTATATTTTTCCAAAAGCATAAGGATCTAAATATTCTCTTAATCACCTCTAAATGTAACTTAAAGAATCCAGTCAAACTATTTGAAGTCATTGTAAAACCTCTTAAATCTTTCGAAATTGATTCAGCTATTTGATCTCCGCTTTTCTTCCTATAGGTAGTTAAACCAATAAGAGTAGCACACGAAGAAATTATCAAACTCCAAAATTCGGCAACGTTTTCTGTAAACAGACCATCGTCAGAATTATGTTCAGCAGTAACACCAGAATCCGGTTGAGGGGTGGTACTGGTAACATTTTCATATATACCAAATATGGAGGAACAAATAGAAGTAAATAAACCAACAGCTTTAGAAATCAAATTAAAAGACAATATACCAATTTTAGCAAGCATACTTATTATAGACCATACCAATGTTTTCAATGAGGGGTTCATTAAACAGTGTCCCAACTGACTTATGAGGTCAGTTAGAACAACGTTTATATTAAAATCCAAATTTATATTAGCACTTTTCTTCACTTTTGCAATAATCTCTTGTAGAGCTTCACCAATAGAATTGGTTACATCTCCAATTTGAGATCTTACATCAGCGGCAACAGATGCGACTTGTCCCTCAACTTCTTTAACTATAGGTTCTATAACATTAGTTTTCACTGTTTTTCCAACCATACTAGATAACATTTCATGTCTTGCATCAGTAACTAAATAAGGTCTATAAGGTCCAGGATTGGGTTCGATTCCCTCACGCAACAATTTATTCTTTTCAAACAAACCAGGTGCGGTAGGATTCAAATAAAGATTAAAAGTCATAGGGGGAAATCCTTGAAATACATAGGGACAAAAATCATCTCCAACTTTACTAAAAACATTAATCACATAATTTCCAGGTATAGCAGTAGCAGTATTGGTATTAACACCAACCATTATACTTCCCATATCTGATGAAATTCGTTGATCAGTATCAAGAGTTTCTTCTATCGTCGTTTGCAACAAATTCATTTGATTAGGATTATACCATGGGATTTCAACATTCAAAATCTGATTAACAGATAAAGTCAATATATCCATAGGATTCGAATGAGTCATAATAGGGGTTCTACGTCCAATAACAGGAAAGTTAATGGATGTAGGTCCAATCTTATCAGAAGAATCATACTGCACCCAGGCATACGCACCAGGCAGATATGGCATAATTATTCGGTATCTCATGCTTCCACGATAATATCGATATCCAGATAACAAAATTTTTGTATGTGAAGATCGATTAATCAAATCAAATTGATCTGTTCGATCAGGTCTTGGGGGTACAGGAGTCACTTTCAATTTAAACAAAGCATTAGGATATTTATTGCTCGAATTATCAGTATAGATAAAATCTTCAAAATGAATTGGTCGTCGCAACAAATCTTTCACATTTCCAAAATCTTCACCAAAACTTCCCATACCCCATCCATTAGTAGCATAATGTTGAACACTTGTCACAATATTGGGGGCATTTTCACGCTCACTCATTTCATGACGAGCATCAGTTACAATCAAAGTTTCAGGGGGATCACCTTGAGTCCATACTATGGTCCAAGTTGATACATTCGGAAACAAATATCCATTAGAACTAGCAAACGGTGATCCAGGTATAGCAGCCAAAGCAGTTCTATCCGAATCAGCATCAGTATAAGGCAAAGCGTTCAAAACAGTCTCAATTGCGTTTCTAGCAACAATAGACTGATTAATACCATACATAACAATATTAAAACCATCACCAGGACTTGCTAGTTGTCGCAAAGCCAACCAATATTCAGCTGCATGATTTCCATCAGAAGCTTGTATTATTGGAACAGGAGTACCACGAACCATAAATGAATTTGCAGGAAATACGGAACTCCAGGTCATATACTGTGTGCCAATATTCAAGATAAAGGGAGATAAATCTCCCCAACCCAATATTTCACCAATAGGAAAACTCAGTAATCTTTGTCCAAACTGTAACGGGGTCAAAATCAAATTGGGATCGAGTACAAGGTATGCATCATCTGGTTCAACCAACGCAGGTTGAGTCAGATTAGCACACTCAAAACCAGATCCAGCAGCCATATAAATATTCACAGCTATGGAAGAATTAACATTTTCAGGTTGTTGCAATCTTTGTAAAACATTGATCACAAAACAACCAGGCTTTCGAGAATCTTCCACAGATAAAGCTTTTCTATAAGGGCTATTATACCATTCAGCAGCATTAATAAAAGGGGTTTCGTAAGTAATTGACAAATTATTAGCATCCAATGAATAAGTTGTAAAGGCACTATTTCTAATCATCTCATTTGTAACAATAGTAGTGGGTGTAATTCCAGGAATATATCCCATTATCAAACCACCCAAATAAAATTTGTTAGCTACAAAATCCATACGATATTGCAATGGGCCACGATACAAATTAAATAGACTAGCAACAACTCCCACAGGTGGAACATATCTGCTTTCTCGCGATGGTATCACGGGATTAACAATATACTCATCAATAGGAGCTAGAGGAGAGCAAGGAATAATAAATAAAGTAGTACCAGCACTATTACTTTCGGACCATTCTATTTGTCGTAGAAGACCGAAAATTTGTGAAATTTGATTCAAACTCTCTATATTTTCCAATACATCTCCATGCACAGTTGAACCAACGGGATCTAATCTCACTGTCCTAATAGGTTCAGCAATATTAGTTCCGTTAGCCCAATTCTGAGTCGCATAGGGAATTACATAATCAGTTGGGGATACTATAGGAGGATTATCCATATTTTTCGATTTCTTACCTTTAACTACTCGAATTACACTTTCTGCAACACTAATACCAGTTCCAATCATACTCAATATGTCCATCTCGTGGCGAGCATCACCAACATTCAAACCCTCAAAACTCAAAGGAGCAAATAGTCCAATTGAACCATCTCGTTTTCCAGTAAATTCTGAATTTACAAAACGTACAAAAACAGCTACATCCACACTACTACTACCAGTTCCAACTCTAAGGGGGTTCAAAACTTGTACCAAAACATTCACCATATTCAAAAGAGATTGTTGACTAACATCATAATTATCTGATTTAATCTGAATAAAAGGTTGCCTATTAAAATAAGGAATCTTAAGAACAGCACTATTACTACCACCAGCGTTAACCAAAACATGATTAGTCTGGGAGGCGGTAAATACATTCTTTCTAAAATCTCCATTCGCATCGGCATCTAATTCATAAAAACTAGAAATTTGCAATTGTCCGGTCAAAAACATTTGCGCTTTAGTTTCCAATCTAACTTCCAAATCTCCTCTCCATAAATAATTCACATTAAATGGAATTAATGGAGGAGAATTAGCAGCTACATTCGAAGACAAGATATCACGAGGTAATCTATACTCACGCAACACGCCAGTCGAAGCAACTTCCCATACAAAAGAATCAATAAGATACCATTGTGAAGTCAAATTATCATAATTACCAATATTTTCAGTAGTCGTTCTCATTTGGTTTAAAACAATAGCATTAGTAGGAGTTCCTTCAGACTCTTCTGTTGTAGTTACAATATTCGTTTGTAAAGCTTTCAATGTTTCAGAAGTTTCTTCACCATGACTACCTTCAGTTGTCATTTCACTCATTTCGTGTCGTGCTTTAACGTTAATCAATTTAGCAATTATCAACTCCAATTCTTGTTCTCGAGATCGTCGTTCTTCAATTTCTATACGTAAATCTTGCATATCATGTATTGCTTCAACATCTTTCGCTTTAATATTTCGCATGATTTCAGCATAACATTCTTCATATGCAGCTTTCTTACTCAATCCGCGATGAACTGAACTAGAAACTTTCACATTACAATCGACATTTATTTTAATCAACCATTCCAACGAACCATCTTCTTGTACTATGGTTCTTTCAACTAAGGTAAGATCATAATAAGTAGGATTCTTACTAGCATAATTAACATATTCAACAGAAGCTGGACCAGGATTTGGTTCAACTCCTTGCATTATCAATAATGCCTTCTTAAAATCGGCATAACTCTTACAAATAGACATAATAGCTAAATCTTTCATCAAATCGTTAAGATATCTATAATAAGGTCTTGAAGCAATCTCAGCGGAATCACTTCTTCTAGAAACATCGTCTCCATAAAACTTATAACCACCAAAATTAAAAGCCAATTCAGCCATCATTCTTTTAGCAGTATTCAACGTAAAAGTCAAACAAACATTACGATCCTGATACAACCAATTTGGATCCTGATCTAAGATATTCATAATAGACATCAAATCAAATCGATCATCAAA